GCACCTACTCCGTTTGCACCTACTCCGTTTGCACCTACTCCGTTTGCACCTACTCCGTTTGCACCTACTCCGTTTGCACCTACTCCGTTTGCACCTACTCCGTTTGCACCTACTCCGTTTGCAATATAATTCTCCTTTATAAATTCACAAATGGCCGTTGTATCTGCACTGAGAGAAACTGTTTTAATATTAAAAAAATCCACATATTTATTTATAAGCGGTAGATCCTTGTTAATAAGACCTGGCGGTCCACTAAGCCAGTAGCTGATATTATACCAGTGAAAAACCGGTTGTTTGGACCAAAACGGCATTTTACATTTCAAATAAATTACCAAAAATAAATAAAAAATAATGACAATGCAAATGAAACAAGAGAGAAAGAAAAGATACATTTATATATAAAAAGTTAATTGATTTTATATAGAAATATTTTAAAATTGAAATATATATTTTAAGAATAATTATTAGAAAACACCAGACTAACTAATATTAAACGAAAATGTACGCGCAAAACCGATATCAAGAAGATCTAGATCGGTTGCAAGAGGAAGCCGAATATGATAACAACCGTCGTAGAGAAGATGACAAACCACAAGATAAATTTAATAAACCCCGAGAACGTTATGAAAGCACGAGCCGCGATGACCGTTATGGACATTCTGCTGACCGTTATGATCGCGATGACCGTTATGATCGTTATGAGCGCGATGATTACAATTCAAGCACGTCCGTCCCTTATACTCCGGCATCGCCTTATACTCCGGCATCGCCTTATACTCCGGCATCGCCTTATACTCCGGCATCGCCTTATACTCCGGCATCGCCTTATACTCCGGCATCGCCTTATACTCCGGCATCGCCTTATAGCAGCATAAAAAAATATCGGGCGGCCACCTATGACAAACATGATACATTATTTGCCAAGCAAATGCAAATTTTTGCGGTGCCTCAGGAGTTCAATAACTTTACCAATGAACTACTGAAAGAAGCCCAAATTAGTCAAAAATGTTTGTTAGAAGCGATTGCCGATTATAATAAAACCGAAAACAAGAAGCATTTGGCAGAGGACTTTCAAAAAGCCGCTAAACATTGTCGCAAATATCGGAGATCCGCCTATACGGATAGTGACGAAACCTATGCCAAACAAATGAAATTCTATGATTTGCCTGCAGAGTTTAATGAATTTACCGATGGACTGATGAGTGAGACCCATATCAATCGGTATGAATTATTAGAGGCGATTGACGACTACAATTCAAAAGATTTACCGCAGTTGCCTGGTGTGTTTCAAGACGTGTCATTTAATTGTCGGCCCGATCAACCATGTGTGATTTGCTAAAAAACATAAAAACATTAAAACATTTTAAAAAACTTAAAAACACGTGTTATATATATTAAAAAACCATTTAAAGACCCCCTTATAAAAAAACCACTTAAAGAAACTTTATAAAAACTGCGACAAGCAATATTTATAGAGTTTTTTTATTTCCGCTTAATTGGGCTTCTGTAATACATACATAAACTGGTGCGTATATTGACACTTGATCATGTCTATTTGCGCATAAAGAATAAACCCGATTTCTTTGGCGAGGGCAAGTATAGCCGCTTGCGTCGGCATATAAAAGTTGTGTTCATTTTGGATGATTTTCTTTTGTTTATTATTTTGTGTCGGTTTGAAGGTTTCGTGAAAGATCGCATTCACATCATCCGTGTCATTATTACTCGGAATCAATTCAAAATTTGCCTTGTAATCAAATTGATCAAACTTCACAGTGGTCCCAGTAATGCGTTTCTTGGCATAACTTTGCGGGGAAACAATGTGAAATGGGTCGCCGGCCGGGAGAATAGGGTCAAACATATCCCGGTTGACTAAATGCAGGATTAAAAAACCACCCGGCATGAGCCAGTGATTGCAATTCTCAAAAAACTGGCGCTTATTTTTTATATAATAAATGGTGAAATAGAGGCAAGTAATGTGTGTGAAGGCATTCCCTGCGAAAGCCATGGTGTCTAAAGCATCCATGTTCCGAAAATCCAAGTCAGGATAGGTGGTTTGCGCTTTTTTTATCATACTGGACGAGAGATCAATACCGACAACTTTGTAGCCATGGGCTGCTAAACTACTGACATGGTGACCCGTACCGCACCCAACATCCAAGATAATACTGGTGTCGGAGGGTTTGGTAATGTCCAAAATTTGTCCGATTTCGTAATCATTTTTCACTTTGTTAAAAACAAGCTCATCATAGACACTGGCGTAAAAATCATCATAGAGTGACGGCCCTTCTTTCAGTTTAAATTCAGTAGAATGTTCCGTGAAACCTTCAATATCCTTGTGTTTGACAAACAGTGTCATGATAAATAAGATAGCTAAGATATAGAAGATTTTTTGCAAACGGGGGGCTTTATAAAAATTGGTATAGGTGGTTTTTAAGAAATGCTTAATACCGTTTTTTAAGGCCATCTAATATATACTTTTAAAAAAAGTATGGCAAAAAACAAACTTTTCAAAAACAACCTTTTCAAAAACAACCTTTTCAAAAAAGGTTGCGCCAAAAACACGCGTAAATCACGCGTAAATCACACGTAAATCGCACTAATATTTTGGTGCAACCTTTTTTTAAAAGGTTGTTTTTGGTGCAACCTTTTTTTAAAAGGTTGTTTTTGGTGAAACCTTTTTTAAAAGGTTGTTTTTTAAAAGGTTGTTTTTGAAAAGGTTGTTTTTGAAAAGGTTGTGTTGCCTAGATACAATTGTGCGACCTGATTCTCCGGGTGGAGTGTTTCACAGACCAAATTATTCACGTCCACCTTTCCATATTTGGGTAATAAGACATTGTACAAGATTTCACCATTGTAGGTGACTTTTTTAACTTGGTCCGAAAAATCCAAGAAACGATAAGCGGGGACCATTTGGCCTTCAAATTCCAACCTATGATCTTTGCTCATGATCGTTTTTTGTGAAGGACAATTACGATTCAGGGAATTTTTCTCAAAACTGATCAGATATTTATCTAAAGTCGTGGTTTGTGTAATATATAAAATCGGCTCACCACGAATAGTGTGTTTGTTTGGGTCTAATAGTTCAATAGTTATAATCCCTTGATCGGTTTTAATGGGGGTGCCGGCGGGGAAACAAATATCGGAGATGAGTGGGGCAGGCGTAGGTGCAGGTTTAGGCGCGGACGAATGAGCAACCGCTGTAAACTGCAATGTATTGCTTATTCCAGGCGGTAAATTATCTTGTATCCATGTTTTTCCGTTGTCGTTGGAATAGGCGATTTGCCCGATAAAAGTAACATCATCAATATTAATACCGCCTACTGCAACCCAATTACCGTGTTTATCAGAAGACACACTAGTCACAAGACTGTAATTATAACGTTCAGATCTCATCATGCTACCATTAAATAACCCTACTGGTAAACTTACTAAGGTCCATGTTTGCCCATTTGTGGAATAAGCGAGCTGACCATTACTATTTACACCATCCAGTGAATTGTAACCGCCGGCGACCCAATTGCCTTGAGTGTCGGAGGCTACAAAACAGTTACCTCCGCCAAATAAACCTATGGGTAAACTTAAAGCTGTCCAAGTTTGCCCATTAGTAGAATAAGCGAGCTGACCATTAAAATTTACACCATCCAGTGAATTGCAACCGCCGGCGACCCAATTACCGTGAGTGTCGGAGGCTACAGAAAAACAGCTACCTCCGCCAAATAAACCTGTGGGTAAACTTAAAGCAGTCCAAGTTTGCCCATTAGTAGAATAAGCGAGCTGACCATTAAAATTTACACCATCCAGTGAATTGTAACCGCCGGCGACCCAATTACCGTGAGTGTCGGAGGCTACAGAAAAACAGTCACCTCTGCTAAATAATCCTGGCGGTAAATTCACAGCTGTCCAGGTTTGTCCATTACTGGAATAGGCAAGCTGACCAATTCTATCAGGATTATCATTTATATCAACAATTTTAGACCCGCCTGCGACCCAATTACCCTTAGTATCGGAGGCAACAGTATTTATATTTGAATATTTTGCAGAAAATGTAAATAAACCTGGGGGTAAAGACGATGGTGTCCAATGTAAACCATCCTTAGAATAAGCAATTTGTCCAGGTAAAATAATACCCCCCCCAGTTCCTGTCTGAGAAAACCCGAAGCCGTATCCACCAGAGACCCAATTACCTTTTCCGTCCGAGGCTATACAATTTGTAAAAGCATTAGATATAGTGTTTAATGACCACGATTGTCCATTAGTGGAATTTAAATTATTACCAATGACATTTTGTTGTGAATTATATGCAACTGTAATAAAAGTGCCCATTATATACTATATTTTTATATAAATATATTTTTATAAAATTTTAACAACTTTTATTTTGATATTAAAGACACGTATTTTTCACTCTTATTTTTTTGCTGTACTTTACTAAAGTACACAATGTCCGAGACCGGCACTTCTATAGAAATCAATGATAAACGAGCCGCCGCGGATTTTCGTGGGGTGTCCTTCTCTCAATTTCAAAAATCCAAAGTGAAATCTGAATTACTCTTGAGTCTTGTTAATAATAAAATAGAACCGGCCTGTTATTGGGTAGCAGAACTAGTTTGCGCGGGGCATTTCCTAGACGTGTGGGAGATCCTGATTCTGTTTGTCAGCCGTTATATTCATTTAGGCAATCCGAAGCTCCCCATTTATATCGCCATGCGGTTTACGAATTTCAAGGATATTATGGCGAATGGGTACGTCGGTAATGAATTAAGTCTTCGGAATAGTGTCAAGGTTCGGCAACTCTTCTCCGAAATCGTCTGTATCGTGTCGCAATCCAAGAAGAAACATAGTTTTGAGGCGGTGAAAATATTGAAAACCGATGAATTTGATATGACACACATGGCATCCAAACTCAAAGCCCCTTCAATAGAGTTTGCCAAAGACGTTTTTAAACCCGACGATCCGAAAGAACTTTATATTGCGATGAACGAATTTGCATATAATCTGTCTAAAGCCTCCCGGAACGGCGTGATGGCGTGTTACTGGTTGGAATGGCTACTGGAATTTGAAAGCCAGTGTAAGCAGAATCACGCAGTATGCATCGCCGAGACGCGGACCTTCGCACCGGTCTTAGATAAATTTACGAAAGATCCAATCTGGCTGATATGGGAGCTACTTTTGCAAGAGGCGGGGAAAGACCCTTTAAAGAAAAAAATCATCTTGGCCTTATTAGAACTCTTTAGTATCAAGTACACGAGTGGCATGAAGAAAAAAAGGCGGTTTCTTATCTATTTTGCGATTAATCTATTGACGGAATCGGTGGATTTAAAGATTGATATTATGGTGAACAAAGTGCAGATTGATTCCATCATGCAGAAAATCGGGCTTGTCTATAAAGACGTGAAGAAAAATGAAGTGACCTTGGGCGACGATTATCTCTTTTTGGGGGTGGAACGGTCTAATTTAGACAAGACGATTGAACGGTTGGAAAAGATGAATGAAACACTCATTTTTTAAAAAACACTTTTTAAAAAAAAGTGTGGCAAAAAAAGTGTGGCAAAAAACGTGTTTTATAAGATAAGTTTCGCTTTATTCGTCACCAATAAAGAGGCGATTTTAAAATTGGTTTCTCTCGTATGAAGGGTTTCATAAGTGTTTTTTTCACGATCATAGTAACTGGGATGTAAATCTTTGGGCTGAATAATTTGTATCGTATAACTGGTCGCGGGGTCAAACTTTTTCACATTAAAAGTAATACAAGAGACAATCGGTTTATTGTCTACTAAGACGAGACGTTCCGTTTTTAAAGTATTTTTTTGTATGCGGGTGCTGGTGCTGGTGCTGGTGCTTATTTCAATATAACCTGATCTTTGGTCACAGACATATTCAACTGCCAGTATTTCCGTTGCCTTATCAAAATTTAGTGTAATCGCATCGGTGATCACGAGATAAGAAATATTCACCAATGAGTTTTTCAATGTTTTGATAATTGGTGCATCTTTGAACACCTGTAAATTAGACACTAATGAGACAACACTCAACGCTTGATAGATATCAGTAGCAAAGTTTACGCGTGAAGCTGTCAAATAAGTTAGTGTTGGTAATTTTTGTAAGATCTCGTCTTTAAGCACGGACATCCCGGCTAAACTTAAATGCGTATCATCGCGGTAATAGAGAGGCCATTGTCCACCGGCTTTCAGATACAACACGTGATACATGTCTATAAAGGGAATATTATAGTGTTTAATCAAGTCCGTATAGATGGTAAAGATGGGTGATTCACTGTATTTCCCCGCTATTTTATCAGCCCGGTTGTAAATCATTAGCAGCAAGAGTTTTTTCTGTGTTTTAATACATTGCTGAATAATCGTGAGGAGGGTTTTTCTCGTGCGCTCGGGCGAATTTATGCCCTGGAAAAAATGATTATTGTCATTCACAAAATACTCGTGGATCAAGACATCGTTGTGGTGGAGCAAGTTGTATTTTTCTAATTGTAACAAGGCGTATAGCGAGTTCGTCATACCAATGGCTTTATTGTCAATGCGTAGTCTTACACCTTCGTACTTTTCAAATGCCGGCTTATTAAAGGTATAAAGGCTTAAAGAATTCACATAAGAGTCTTTTAATACTGAATTAGAACCGCCAACGACTGCGATTTTCATAATATAATATGTTATATATTATGTTATACAATATACAACATATTATACAATATACAACATATTATACAATATACAACATATTATACAATATACAACATATTATACAATATACAACATATTATACAATATACAAGATATTAAAGTCAACGGTCTACATTTGTAAAATGTTAGCTTAATTGATTGAAATAAATTTATTTTTATTCATAATAGTTATTAAATCTGCATAAATGTTATCTAATTCTTTATTACTGGGTTTACTCTTACTTTTATTAACAATGTTTAACTTGCCTACGCCGAGTAATTTGCTGAGTTCATCTTGTTGTTCAAAGATGTCTTCATATTTTACACAATATATTTTATAATTTCTCTTAATATTCGGTGTTGTATAATTATCATAAAACTCTTTTATTTTATACAAATCAATACCAGTATTTAAAACATCTTGTAAGTTAATGTTTTTATCGGATTGAATATGATCTAAATGTGCGGGTATTATAAATCTACTGTCAATAGCCCGACACGGATTCCTATAAATATATATAACATAATAAGTCTTTAACTCATTCTCAGGTATAGGTATACCATTAAACCATTCGCAATAGGCACTGCCACCTTTTTCTTCGCCAATATATTCCAATTTGTCTGGTGGGTTCCTACTATGTATATGTTTTACATTGCCATATTTTTCCAATGCTGCACATAACATTTTAGATCCTGAACCTCCGTACGAACACACATAAAAAGTTTTTATCGCTACTCGCTTTTCTTTTGTACCAAATGTATGCCAGTGGGTAAGTGCCTGTTGTTCGGTTTGCACGCCATTTTTTCGCAAATCGGGATAAGTTTGTAAATAATAGCGCCAGTCAAATGATGCAGGGGTTTTTATCGCGACTCGCCCCTCTTTTTCACCGTGGATTAGCCAGTGGGTAAGCGCCTGTTGTTCGGTCTGCACGCCATTTTTTCGCAAATCCGGATATTTCTCTAAATAATAGTGCCAATCAAAAAAAGCTGGCGGTCTTATTGCTGCTCTGCCTTCTTTTTCGCCGCAAGTTAGCCAGTGGGCAAGGGCCTGTTGTTCGGTCTGCACGCCATTCTGTCGCAAATCTGGATATTTCTCTAAATAATAGTGTCCATCAAAAAAAGCGGGGCTTGAGGCGGGGCTTGAGGCGGGGCTTGGGGCGGGGGTTGAGGGGGGGCTTGAGGCGGGGGTTGGGGCGGGGCTGTGGGTGTGTCTATGGGGC